TATTGGATCTACTTCCCAACCACCTGCAAATTTGGTGCCGCAATCTGGAAGTGAGTACGATGGCATGATATCTGGAAAAGCGCTTATTATTGAAAAAATGGCTGGGATGCTCGAAAAAGCTCCTTATATCGGACCCTGGGCTATGGCAACTCAGACCCTGGCAGGAAAAGTCGGGTCGATAGCACGCATGTTTGGCTTCAGCCGACCCATATGCGCAGACCAGCCCTTGAGAGTGATCCCGTTTACCTACCCAAATATAGCGAACTCGAACATACACGACACAGCGATGAAATTATCCCTAGATGTCAAACAAGAGAACACGGTGGATACGCGAGTTTTTGGACTAGCCGGAGAGGATGAAATGACAATTTCCTCAATAGCTAAAAGACAATCGTATCTTACGCAATTTGGGTGGTCACCAGTGGACGCGACGGACGCACGACTGTTTACTTGCAGGGTTACACCCTTCTTGTACACACTGTCAGGATATCCGTCGCCAGACAATTCGGCCATCATTCAACAGGGATTCGTCCCAACAGCCATGTGCTTTGCAGCATTACCATTTAACCGGTGGCGAGGAACCATTAAATTCCGGTTCATGGTAGTTGCAAGCCCTTATCATCGAGGTCGTATCATGGTAAGATTCGATCCCAAAGCATTCATTAGCTCTGAACTAAATATTAATGAAACCCTGATTATCGATATTGAGGAAACTCACGATTTCGAAGTCGCAGTCGGATGGTCCCAACCGCAATCGTATTGCCAAGCACCTACATTAACAAATGCTGGAAACGTTTTGCCCTTTGGCACATCAACTCGTCTCGCCGCAGATGACAAAGCAAACGGCTTGATAGAGGTGTCCGTACTCAGCCGACTCACATCTCCCAGTCCGGTAGTACCCAATGACCTTCGTGTCTTGGTTTTCGTATCGGCTGGTGACGACTTCGAAGTCATTGGACCAGAGGATCACCATTTGCAACGTGTATCCTTCTTCCCACAATCAGGAATGGAAGACATGAAGGATTGCGAAGACAATCCCATTTGTGCCACGAAAAAGTTTACATTATCACCATCTCAGCCAGCGCGGCAGATTCAAGCAATCTACGATGGTGACCCGATCACTTCTTTTCGACAAGTACTAAAGAGGTACAATTATCATGATTGTTACACCTTTAATGTGCTTAATTGGGCACACATCAAATTGACCACATCTGATTTCCCTAGATACAAAGGGAGATTGCAGAATGGAATCGACGCTACTATGAACCGCGCGACTCCTCCTGTCAGAGTACCAATTAACGCATGTCGAATGACACTACTAAACTTTATCACCCCTGCATTTACTTGTCGCACGGGCGGATTGAGGCACATGTACGTCTTTCCGAAAGCATCCAACCCCACTTGGGGTGGACCCCACACGGTCTCTAGAAATATGAGACCACAAAACTTCACAAAGGCAGCTACCGTCCTAACCGCAAACACGGACGGTCCGTCTGGACATATCGAACTTAAAGGCCAAACGTCGGAGGCTGAAACCCTAGGGTTGTCAGCAATGGCCAAAGT